ATTGCGTTAATGAGCCGATTTCGTAACGGCTCGTTGTAATCAATTTCAATTTTGTTCAATTTTATGTTCCCTTCCCTTTTGAGTTAATTTCCAAATAGTGGCCTGCCTGCCAGAACTGGTAATCCTAGTTTCTCCAGAATTTTCTAAGAAATCATTTTTCCAGAGGAAGACCCGTGCAGGCCTCCAGCTATCTCCAGACATTCCTGATTTCTCCTGACCCTCAAGATCGGTCAAACCGCCCTGATTAATTGTTTGCATTACGATTGTCTGATTTTTATTGAAGTCTACCTTCAAGGCACTCGCCCTGGATGTTGCAGAATGCCGCTGGTGAGGTGGAATGTAATCAAAACCCATCAGCTACCCCCCACATTTTCTCTGCTAAAGCCTTATGCCGTGGATGGATGTCACCCCAGTAAAATTTGACCTCGAAATCTACCTCACAAGACCGAAGAACGGCCTCTTTGGTTGTCTTACTATATAAATTCTCTTCCAGCCGCTGACAGTCCGTTTTTACGAGTCTCAGAGCATTCTCCAATTCTTCAGCAGTTGGGCGGTAGATATGGTAACCATTTCGGCCTGACATCACCAATTTGGGCATATTTCCCGTCATGTGCCAGTACCCAGCAATTTGTTTCCGATAATTTTTCTGTAATCTTTTCGGGTTACCTTCTGTGTCGAAAATATTTTCACCCCATTTGGTTTTTAATTCGACTGTTCCAGCATTATAATCACCGAACCCAATATAAGGGAGCCTGCACCCTTCCAGCTTTCCTTCAAGTTTTTCTTCACCAGTAATTTGGTTGGCACCCGTCATGGCCTCTTGCATTCCAGCCAAGGCATTATTTGCCACCAGCTGAAACAAAGTTTTGGTTACTTTCGCCTTCTCATCCTTCTTGGTAGGTTTGCGGCCCTTATCATCATAATAGACCCCATTCACTACATCATCGATGCGATCTTTCTCGTCAGCTGCGTTTCTCCAATGCGGTGACTGATAACCCTGGATCATGTTAATGGCCTCTCGATAGGCTTCATTTTGGTTCTGATCCTCCAGGAGAACCAGGTCACAGTAATACTGAACTGCCCTACCAAAGAGCATTACGGGGGCATCGTTGTAGATTTTATTGCCCAGGTGATCTTTATAGTACCCGTGATCTCTCAAAATATCGAAGCCTCGCTCACTATCACCAGCCTTTATCAACTCCCATGCTCTGTTCCTCTCAGGCCTCATAACTAGCTTATCAAAAAGGATTACACCGTCAGGTCTATTTGGGTTAGAGTGATGCTTGAAGTCAGCAAACACTTTAGATTTTTTATCCAGGTCAAATCCCATTTTGATTCCTTTTGATTCCGATTCCCTATTAAAAACTTATTGACTAAAATAATCAATACCTTGACTTGAAATAATCAATTTAATGATTATATTCATCAATGGAAGCAATTTTATAGGAGAAAAAGTATAATGAAACCATACACATTTGATAAAGATGGCTACAACTTAATTTGCGAAGTACATGGAAAAGCTGAAGATGCCAAAGGTTTTGTTTTCAACCATAAAAAGGGTTTAAAAACATTTGTTGGAACAATCAAAAAAGAATGTGTTTACAGAGGAACAACCCTTAAATGGACAATAGATAGTGTACCCCTTGAAAATGGTGATTGCCATGACGATCACATTTTTTCTACACGATTTCCTTTTGCTGATAGTACAATGTTTGATGCTTGTACTGACGCATACTCTGAATACTATAAAAGAAACTCACACCTAAATTAAGGAGCATATAATGAGACAAGATGGTGTAGATATAATGATCGACTATATAAAAAACATTCGGACTAAGGATGGCCCTCTATTCAAAGATCACGATGATTTCAAAAATATGAATAACGATGAATGGGTTGGAATTATAACGGGTCTTAAACAAATCTTTGATGAGCATGAGAGCGATGGCCCCCTGGAGTATGAGGCTACTACAGATTTGAATAGATACTAATATATGATATATGGAAGTAACGAGGGAAAATAAAATGACAGATTTTTTAGATAAGGCACTTATTAAGTTATTTAAAAAGGCACATTACGATGGAATTGATCGTGTGCCTCCAGATAGTCCAGAACAAAAAAAGGTAGATCAAAAATATTATATGAGGCTTAGAAGATTGTGCCAAAAACATAATATTTCTTACACCCGTGATTACTCATATTGGGATTTTGATGACCCAATCGGCACGATAGGATTAGATGCTGGAGTTGATAGTTATGCTGATGCCTACGAATATGTTAAACAATTCTATGATCACATTTCTAATTTAGAAAAGAACGGCCAGGAGTTTGATATTAATGAAGAAGGTAGATTAAAAAAGGACAGAGGGATTGATCGACCACCTCCTCCAACCCATTGGCCGAATGGTAAACGCAGAAAAACAATGCGTGAAGTGGCTGAAGAAGGAAGAAAAAAATTCCCAGAAGCGTTTAAAAGATTGAAGGAAGAGTTTCCTCACATTTACAAAGATGAAGAGTAGGTATGATGAAGGGGCGGTTTTCACCGCCCTTTTTTTTATTGTTCTATGATCTCACAATCCATGTCAGATGGCAGATATACAGAGGTTAATACTGGTGAGGCCCAAAGCAATTCAATATTCTTGATCCACATTTCATTTAACTTCTTTCTTTTGCCTTCCCATTGAACGCGCTGAAACATAGCCTGAGAAACACGAATATTATATTCTCCCCAGCCTTGCTCGAATGGAAAGCCTAATACCGTATTCTCTTTACCGCTCTTCATTCGGTAACGCAAAATACTTAGACTGCCCATGCGCTTAATAGCCTTTGATTCTCCATCAAAGATAAGAACACTTTCTTCATGCGGTGCAAAGTAATTGAAGATCCGTATTCCCTGGTAATGCGCTGGATAGTTAATAGGCCCAACCAACTCAAACCGTTCTCTCTTGGAATACAAATCTATATGCATATCCTCTTGCAGCTGACCAATCAGTTCCAGAGGCACCTGAGTACGATAAATATCCTCTGGATCTACTCCCAGAACTTCAGCATACTCATGGGCATATTTCATAGAGATCTGGGTTTTAGGGTTCATGTGACGGCTCACGGTTTCTGCCGCAAGGTTCATTTCATCGGCAAGTTTTTTGCCCACTACACCCTTCTCCCTCACTATTTTTTTTAAGTTATTTCCTATTCCCATTAGCTTATTCGACTTGTTGTTTAAATGTATTACGTTCATTGATTCTGCCCCCCACATTTACAATGGTTGGCTAAATTAGTCAAAGAACTAAGCCTTCTTTTCTGACCCTTCCAGAACGATAATTGTTCTTGGAGAGTTCCTATTCTTATGTTCTTAACCATGTTGCACCTCCGCTGGGTGGAGCCGTGGTTACATTATTAGAAACATTAAGCCATCTATGAACATTAGATGGAACAGTATAACTAATACCGTTTCGGGTCTTTATTCGAAATTTAAAGCCACAGAAGTGGTATAACAACCAACCACCGTTAGACTTTTTGTTGCCCAGGGAGTGCCTTGATACCAACTTTCGGCAGCCTCTCCGTACTAACTGAAGGCAAGAATTAGATTGTTTTGATTTCATTTTATCTCCTTATTCCTAGTTGTGCTTCCAATCCTTGATCGTATGCCAAGTAAAATTAACTGTCAAACAATTTAATATTGACTGAAATAATCAAGATGTTATCTTAATTAGGATCAATTTGGAATCAATATAAGATCAAGTTTAATCCTGACTGAAATGAGGCAACTTTGAAGTTAAACGAGTGGAGAACGGTTAAGAAATTATCCTATGTTCAACTGGCATTGAAGCTGGGAGCCTCTCATGCTGGAGTAGTCAGGCGGTGGTGCCTTGATCCAAAGCATCAATACTATACGATTCCAAATCAAGAATTTATGCGAAACATCGTCAATATGACGGACGGTGCGGTGCAGCCAAATGACTTCTATAAATTCCATGAATGAAGAGCAATTTCATAAGTGGACAGTCGATTGGCTCCGAATCACTTTGCCAAAGGGAAGTGTGGTTCATCACTCTCCAAACGAAGGCATGAGGAAGATGAACTTCATGCGTAAATTAAAGACACTAGGTACTAACTTTGGTTGGCCTGACTTAGAACTATTTGTCCCAAAAAGACATTGGTTAGATCCAGAGTTATTTGCACCAATATTCTTTGAATTAAAGAACCCGGTGACCAAGGGGCGCATTAGCAAGAACCAAAAGGAAATTGGCAATGCCCTGCTAGAGGCTGATTGCCATTACAAAGTCTGCCATCAAGCCGAGCAGATAGAGAACGAACTCAAAAAACTTATCACAATTAAAATTAGGGAGAATGTAATATGATCGATATCCAATATTTAGAATACCATCTGGATTCCATTAAGACAGTCAAAGTTTTGCAGGATCAAGGTAGCAACGAAGAGGATGTTTGTAGAGATTTTGGCATCACTGGGGATTGGTTCGATATCCTAATGTTCATAACTGCATACCGTTGTAGGTACGGTTGAAGATTTTCATCGTAGATCGGTGGGTGGATGATGAGGATCTTGAGGACTGCAAGCATTGCGAAGGAACTGGTGAAGTGATGATTGAGAGGCCCGTTATTGACTATGAAGAAGGCGGTTACCTAAAAACATATCAAGACAAATGTGAAGAATGTGAGGGAAGTGGATGGAAGGTAAGAAATCAATAGCTGAAGAATTTGCGCTGAAGCCGATTAAACGGGACAAGATGCAGTCCTATAGGATTTCAAACAAAATGAAGAATAAAAATACAAGTCCCAGAAAAAAGGGGAAATCTAAATATGGTTAATATAGTAAAACTAGAAGTTAATGTAGAACTTGATGATGAAGACGAAGTTACTTTGCATCAGATGTATGAGGATAAATGGCCTCCACACTTAACCAAGGAGTCATACAATAGCTATGAAGCCTTTGTAAAAGCATTGTTTATATCTGGTGGCTTTACATTTCTGCTTAATGAAATAGTTCAATTTAGGTGCAGGGATGACTGACCCAAAAGAACTTGCTGAGAAGGCAAAGGCTATACTTGAGAGCCGTGGGCAGTCCTATGGAGATTACCGCCCTCTGTACCGTAAAATTGCCCGTAGGTGGTCCGATGCGCTTCAGATGGAGATCAGTCCATCGATGGTATGTCGGCTGCTTGCTGAGATGAAATTAGCGAGGTGGGAGAACTCTGGGTACAACGAGGATCACGCTATTGATGCAGCAAACTATTTATTCCTAGCAGGATCTCTGGAGGACAATGCTTAATCATGTGGATTTGTGTAGTGGTATTGGTGGTTTTGCTCTGGGTTTTGAGTGGGCAGGCTTATCACGGCCCATACTCTTTTGTGACATCGAACCGTGGTCACGACAGATACTTAAAAAGCATTGGCCTGATGTACCTATTTGCGAAGATGTTAAGGAGATAGCCGCTGACCCAGATAGATTTATTCCAGGAAGAGTCGACATCCTTACCGCTGGCTACCCATGTCAACCGTTCTCAGTTGCAGGCAACCAGAGAGGAACGGAAGACCCTAGGCACATCTATCCGTACATCAGTAGAATTGTTGCACGCAAAAGACCCACTTGGTGCGTTTTCGAAAATGTTTATGGCCATGTTTCCCTTGGGTTGGATGAGGTACTCAATGATCTGGAAGGTCAAGGCTACTCCATCAGGCCGTTTATTGTTCCAGCTAGTGCGGTCAACGCCCCCCACAAAAGGGACAGACTCTGGATCATCGCAAGAGTGGGCAACACCAAACACGATGGATCATCTGCCTCCAAGATCGAAGGAAGCAACAGAAAAGATGCAGAAAGGACATCGGAAGGGTCGATCAAGACCAAGCAATCTGAGGGAACAAGTAGATCCAGAAACGATGAGGCTATGGCCTACACCGATGGCAAGGGACTACAAGGACACGATGAATTCGAAACCAAACAAACAAGAACATCTCCTGGACAGAGTAAGGAAGGAGTTATGGCCAACACCTCTGTCATCGGATTACAAGAACATGGACACGGCACAACAACACAGTCTGGCGAAGGCGGCAAAACTATGGCCGACACCGATGGCAAGCGACAACAGGGATCGTGGTTGCATGGAAGACCCAAGCATCAAACGCAGAATAAAGATTGGCAAGCAGATAGGGCTAACAACAGCAGTCAAGGAAACGCGCAGTTCTGGCTCTCTGAACCCTCAGTGGGTCGAGTGGCTGATGGGATATCCTCCAGGGTGGGTCGATTTGGAGAACACGAAGGATGGGAAAAAGAGCCAGAAGGAATGACCAGAGTGGCAGTTGGAGTGCCTGATCGTGTTTCGAAATTACGGGGGCTTGGGAATGCAATCGTGCCACAAATCGCTCAAAAGATAGGTGAAACGATACTAAAATTGGAAAAAGATTGATTTTTATGATTAAGTGCTTGACAGAAATAATCAGTTTTTTAGAATTGGCCGTAGGTCATTTTCACTGTAAGCATACAATTTGTAAGCATACAATTTGCAATCAATCGAATAATCAAAAAAACAAAAACTTAAAAAAAGAAAGCATACAACTTGTAAGCATACAATTTGTAAGCATACAATTGAATGAGTGAATGGCCTGCATCAAAATTAGATGACCTCTTTATGGAGGCAGCTGAAACCGAGAGGAAGCTGCCTTCACCATTCAGAAAGCAGAAGATGGCCTCATGGCCTCAATACAAGCTGACCTGGCAGGCATATGGCTGGGATAAAGATGCACCAGTTAAACTTATTTCACCAACAACAAGAGAAGTTACCAGGCATGACGTAGCTTTAGGGTTTGCACTTTTGACAACTGTAGAGGATAGGAGGCTGATCTGGGCAGTGGCTCATTCAGCTGCATTCAGAGAAAGAGGCCCTAAATGGACAAAGATTTCAAAGATGATTGGAAGATCTGTGCATATTACCAAACAAGAATATATTTCAGCATTGGTACGGTTATCACTCATCATAGCTGACAGAATGCCAGAGTGGGCCAGGATTGGATTTGAGCGAGCAAATCAACACAATGATTCATTGCATTAAAAAAAATGCGTTAAATTGCAAATAATGCTTTACCAATTAATCGAAACACCATACATTTTGTATATGATCGGGGAGTTATCTCCTACTGATGGTTGCTTCCACAACATATAGTTGACAGACAACCTCCCTGATCTATTCACATCTTTCATAGATTAGTACGAGTTCATATTATTTTCCCTACAACTTGGGCTGCTTTCGGGCAGCCTATTTTTTTGAGGTCACATGGCAAGGATTACAGTTACTAAAGAGATCATGGAGAAGATCGCCTTCAGACTAGCTGATGGTGAGAGCCTCAATGCTATCTGTAAGGCAGCAGATATGCCTCATAGGGATACTGTGAGTAAGGCAGTTCTTCAGGGAGATGATGAAGAGATAAAGGATTTGTATTCCAATGCCAGGATTATGCAGATGGAGAAGCTGCTGGATGATTGTTTGGACATCGTTGATGAGGATTTGCCAGAGAATATGGATAGTCGTTTCCTCAATGCAGAGGTGCAGAGGAGAAGGCTGAAGATAGATACATTGAAATGGGTGATCGCTAGGATGTCACCGAGAGGATTAACTAATCGTGGAGAAGATGTCGAGAAGGACAAATCGATTGTCATTACCTGGGCTGACGGAGCAGTTGCGGCAGAGTGATCGTAATGTGAA